CCGAGACGATCGACAACCACACGAAGATGATCAGCCTGAACGTCAGCACGGCGGTTGACCTTCGGATGGCGATCTACGGTGAGACAAAAGAGGCGGCGACAGCGGCGATCGAGGAGAACCGGAAGTACAACGCGCAGAACCGCCAGCCGGCGCCGGGCGCCCAGAACATCAACGACGTGCTTTCTGGCCTGCGGAGGCCGAACCTGCGCGGCGAGCCGGGCAAGGAGAAAGAGTCTCCTGCCCCGCCAGGATCGATCAGTGGATCCTCGGCTGGCGTCGGCGCTGGAAGCTCGAGCGGCAACCCGCCTCCGCCGTCCGGGCCCATGCTGCGGGCAGGGTAAGAGCAAGTGGCCGAAGTCCAACAGGCGATCGAGAGCTTCTCCACCGCAGTCCGGGGCGTCCTGGTCAGCGCCGTGGGTCGCCTGTCCGAAGCCGGGCAGATCCCGAAGAAGGCGGGCAGCGCCTTGATCCGCGAGGGCGCCGGCTTCATGCAGACCGTTGAGTCGGCGGGGTGGGAGCGGATCCGCGGCGCCTACATGAACAACCTGATGGACATGTACGAGGAGCTGTTGGCGAAGCTCGAGGGTCTGATCGACGAGAAGGTCCGGGCGCAACTACTGCAACTCATCAAGGGCAACCTGGCCGACCTGGACTACCTGGCGGTCTACATGGCCGGGCAGGTACGGGATCGCCTGGCGGGCCTGGCCGGGGGCACCTACGACGACGCGATCGGCACGGTGGAGGGGATTGCCAACGAATTCCGGGCCCGCCTGATCACGGTGATCCAGACCGGGATGGGGATGTTCCACAACTACCTGGTGATCGCCCAGAGCCAGTCTGCGGGCATCGAACGCTTCGCCATGCTGGGGCCCAACGACCCGACCACGCGCCCGCACTGTCGGCACTTCGTCGGGACCAGCTTTACCCAGGAAGAATATATGGCCTATGCCGACGAGTGGGAGCGCGACGGCGAGTGGCCCTTCGAGATGCTCGGTGGGTACAACTGCCGGCACTACCTGATCGCCATCACACCGGACCTTGCAGGTAAGTACCCGGAGGGCCCGCGCTGATGGCCCAGGAACTCATCGTCAAGGTTGACCTTTCGCAGCTGGGCCTCGACACCCTGCGCCTGACCCCGTCCGTGCGGAACAAGGTGCTGAAGGTCCTGGCCGAGCGGTCGATCGCCGAAATAAAAATGCTGACCTCGGCGGGCCTGGACGCGGACGGCGCACCCTTCATCCCGTACACCGATGGGTACACCACGTGGAAGGCGCAGCAAGGCAAGGGGCGCAGCCCGATGAGCGAGGGCGATTGGCTGAACTTCACCGGGCAGTTGCTGAAGTCCATCAAGGTTGACCAGATCGACGAACAGGGCATCTCGATCGCCTGCCTGGGCGCGCGCACGGACCGAGGGCGCGGCGCAAAGAAGCGGGCGAAGGCGCGGGAAGAGGGCGCCATGAAGGCGCTGCCCGACAACGACTCCATCGCCGCCTTCCTGACCTACAGCACCAGGCCCCGCGACTTCCTGGCCCTGCGCGAGGCGTTCGCCGAGACCCTGGCGGAACTGGCCGCGCAGGTGATCATGCAGTACGAGAACCCCGTCGGCCCAGACGCACCCAAGGGGCCCAGCCTGCGCGAGGATCTTGACCTGTGACCGCCGACGAACAGATCTCCGCCCTGCGCCGGATCTTCCCGCTGCGGGCCCTGTTGATCCTGGCCGACCTGAACCGCCAGGGATTCCGGGGCAGGCTGACCCTTGACCTAGATCACGGCGTGGTGTTATGTATGGAGACAACATGCCGAGAACGATTCGACAAAGACGAGGTTGCGATGCGCGGGCCCGGTAACGCCGGGCGGTAAAACGGCGAGCAGTAAACAGCGGTGACCCGATAACAAGGGGCCCTGTCCGAAGCCCAGGAGGCGCGGACCGGGCCCTTTTGCGTTTCAACCAATCCCGGCTGGACCGGGCGAAAGGATCGAAGATGACCGAGCAGAACAAGGACAGCGCAGGAGCGGGCGGGCAGGACTCGACCGCTGCGGGCGCTGGCGGCAACGGCGAGATCAACTTCTCCAACCTCACCCTGGAACAGGCCCGGGCGGCAGCGGCGCAGTTCTACAACGAGAAGGCCCACGCCAACTTCGAGGCACAGAAGAAGACCCAGGCCCTGAAGGAGAAGGACGCGGAGGTCCAGCGACTGGCCGCACGGGATGCGGAACTCAAGAAGCTGGAGGACGCGCAGAAGACCGAGGCGCAGAAGAACGCGGAGCGCGCAGCGCAGCTCGAGCGCGAGCTGGTCGGCGAGCGCCAGGCGCGGGCACACGCGCAGGACATGGTGGCGGTCATGGCCGGCGGGGTCGCGGAGCCCTATGCCGAGTTCATGGCCACGCAGCTTGCGCGGGCGCGCGGCAGCGCCAACGGGGACTTCGATGCCAAGGCTTTCCTCGCCGGGCAGCAGAAGGTCAGCCCTGCCTTCTTCGGGCTGCAGCAGGGCAGCGGCGGGACGGAGCAGCCGCCCATGAAGACCGCCGGGGGTGGCCCCGGGGTCGGCTCCAACAAGAAGGCCCAGATCCAGGCCGATCTCGCCGAGATCGACAAGATGCTGGAGTCGGCGCAGATGGCGCGCGACGCCAATCGGATCTGGGAACTCCAGTCAATCAAGGCTCAGCGCCTGCGCGAGTTGGCGCAGTAAGGAGATCCAACCATGGCAATCGCGATCACGATGTCCAACCTCAAGTCGTCCCAACTGGTGACGATTCCCGAGTCGTATGAAGACCGCATGAACGTCTTCGCGACCTGGGAGACCCCGCTTCTGTCCCTGATCGGGCCCCTGGCGAGCCCCTGCATCAACACCACGGACTACTACAACGAGCTCCCCTTCAAGCCCTGCCGCACGACCCTGAACGGCGCGGTGGCGACCGGCGCCACCACCTTCATCTTCACCGACGCGATCTACAGTGCCGGCGAGCTGGTGTGCGTGAACAACGAAACCGTGAAACTGGGGACCACCTCGGACAACCTCACTTTCACGGGCTGCACTCGCAGCATCTCGGGCACCGACCCCGGCGTCGATCACGCCACCCTGTCGGTCTGCGTCGGCAGCGGCGTGCCCCAGGTGGAAGGCTTCGCCGGCGGCAGCACCGGCGACGTCTACTACCAGCCGTCGAAGGTCACCACCTACCCGCGTCTGTTCAAGTACGACGTGGTGGTGAGCGACAGCGCCGACGCCCTGGAGCAGTACGGGCGCCCGGGCTCGCTGTTCAACGACCAGGCCAGCTTCGGCCTGCGCCTGATCAAGAAGCAGATGCACAACGCCATCATCAACGACGCCTCCCAGGCGCCCAGCACCACCAACGCCGGTCGGTTCGACGGCCTGCGGAAGCGGTGCATCGCGGCCAGCCAGGCGACCAGCCTGAGCGGGTACGCGCCGACCAAGAGCGACGTTGACACCGTCGTCCGGTCGATGCGCGACAAGGGGATGCTGCCCAACTTCGTCCACTGCTCGACCTACATGGGCAGCACGTTCGACAGCTGGGGCGGGAGCAACATCATCCGCAACCTCGAGCCGGGCGAGCCCGGGTACGTGACCTTCGGGTCGCAGACCCGCAAGTTGACGATCGGCGGGGCGGAGATGTACGTGTTCCAGGATCCCGACCGGTCGTACAACAGCATCATCGGAGACAGCACGAAGATGTCCTTCGGGCCCATGACCGGCATGGAGCTGCGGTACGAGCCGATCGCGAAGACCGGCAGCAACAAGAAGGGTCTGATCCAGGGCCAGTACGTCTTCCGGTGCCCGGGCCCCTCGGCCTGGTTGCTCTTCAACGTCAAGTCGGCCTAGACCTGGCGCTGGAAAGGAGAAAAGAACATGGCTTCCGATTTCACCATTCCCCGTCCCTTCGGATGCCGAGGGCAGGAAACCTCGGACAACATGCGGGAGACCCCGTTCATCTCGACGTACTGCAGCGAGCAGACGATCGACTGGATTCGGCTCTACCCGGACCTCATCGCCCACGGCTCGCACCTGGAGACCGTCGGTGGCGTGTCCCTGGTCGAGATCAACAGCTCGAAGATCTACGCCACGACCCTGGGCAACGCCGGCGTGGTGCCCTTCCGCTGGGACATCCCGGTCCAGGCCGACCTGACCAAGCGGATCGACTTCGCGGTCAAGTTCAGCAACAGCGAGGCGGTTGACGCCGCCAAGACCCAGGCGTGGGCGCTGACCTACATGGCGCTCATCAACGGGACGACCGCCGTGGCCGTGCCCGCCACGACCACCGGAGTGAGCAACGGGTCCGCGACGGCCAACATCGGCGCGAACAAGATCCAACTCTCCAACGCCTCGTACATCGCCGCGGCCACCGTGGCGGCGATGGGCCTGACCCCTGGCGTGGACACGATCCACGGCTTCTTCACCCTGACCCTGACGGGCAGCGCCGACGCGAGCGCCTATGCGATCGGTGTGAAGTATTACAGGCGGCAGGTGTAGTCGAACCCTCAAACCGCGGGCGGGGGTGGCGACCTCCAACGCTGCCCTCGCCCGTGTTCCTCTTCTCGAGGAGGTCTAAGATGGCGAAAATCCTTTTCCGGCTCCCCTTCGTCGTGAAGATCCCGGAGCAGCCCGACCTGACCACCTACGACGAGGCCCACGCCCGGGCTGCGCTGCCCCCGGAGGAGCGCGGGAAGCCCCTGCGGCGCATCGGGGTCTACATCCCGGCGCTGGAAGGGTACGGTTTGCCGACCTTCGTGGACGGGCAGATCGAGACCGACAACCCGGCGGTCGTGATCCTGCTGATCGGATCCGGCAGCGGGTTCCGTTGGGACCGTGCCGCGGCGCAGGCCCTTCTGCACCCCGCCGATGCGCAGGCCGAGCCCGTGGTGGTTGAGCCCCCGAAGCCGGTCACCCCAGACTTCGACCTGATGACCAAGGACGAACTGGCCGACTGGGCGCTGGACAACGGGATCGGCCTGGACCGGCGCAAGCACCGGGACGCCATGCTGAAGGAGCTTCGGAAGGAACTGGCGAAGAAGTAAGGCCAGCAGAAGGGAGCCGCGCCCATGACCCAGCCCCGTGGTCTGCGTCAATGTCTGCGGTACAACGATGCCGCAGCCCGCTTCCGTTGCACCCTGGCCGACGCCTCGGGGCTCGAGGTCTACCCGTCCAGCGGCAGCGTCAAGGTGAACTTCTACGAGCCCGACGGGACCGCGATCGGGTCCTCGGAAATGATGACCGCCGAGACCCCGACCACGACCGGCTTCTTGAAGTACGATGCCCAGACGGTCGAGTTCAAGATCGGCGAGGTGGTCACCGGCGCCGGCGGGTCCTCGGGCACCATCGTGTCGCAGACCGTTTCTGGATCCACCGGGGTCCTGTACCTGGCCGGCTGCGACGGGGTCTTCGTCAACAACGAGGCGCTGACCGGGAACTTCGGTGGCGCGGCGACGGTGGACGGGGTCCTGTTCTCCTGCACCTACTACTTCGACGTGGCCACGAGCGCGGCGACCGGAACCTGGGTGCCTGGGCAGAACTACCGCGGGCGGGTGGCCTGGACAACCGGGGTTGCCATGTACCGCGACGTCTATTTCGACGTCGCCTACTATCCGGCGGGCCCGCCGCTGGTCAGCAGCCAGGAGGTTGACAACCTCTACCCAACCCTTTCCCGGATGCGCAAGGTGTGGAGGGACTGGGAGCCGGCGATCACCATGGCCCACGCGGAACTGCTTCGACGCATCGACTCCATGGGCGAGAACGCCTCCGACCTGGTTGGCCGAGAGACAGACCTGTGGGGCGTTGAGATGTACCTGATCCTGGCCCAGATCGCCGAAAGCCTGGGCATGGAGATCGCGATCCAGGACCGTTGGAAGAAGCTGGCGGAGCAGGCGTGGGCTGCGCTTCCGCCGGTGCGGAAGGCCACAGACGACGACCTGGCGGTCGAGGACGAGCCGATCGTCATGTCGTGCAAGTTGACGAGGTGAGGCGGTGCCCAACACCACGATCTCAGCCATCCGGACGGCGCTGATCAAGACGATCACCAACCTGGCGCCCCTGTCTACCGTTGACCCCATGGGCTCGCCCGCCTACGTTCACAACGCCGCGGGGCTCGCCGGCGATGCCACCAGCGACGTGGATCGCGAGTTCTGCCTGGACGAGTTCCAGCCGGGCCTGCCGACCGTCTTTGGCATGGGCTCCGAGATGGACTACCAGGGCGAGCTTGCCATGAGGATCGGCCACGTGATCGGCGAGGACGGCGACGAGGAGGCGAGCCGAAGCCGGGCAGACAGCGACGTCGCCCAGCTGCGGCGGGTGCTGGAGAAGGTGGCGAACTATCCCACCGGGGTCAGCTTGATTCGGCTGATTAGCGCCTCGCAGCAGATCCGGTCGGTCGCCGAGGCGAGATACCTTGAAACGACTTTGCGCTTCACGCTGAACTACACGCTGGCGGCCGTCTGAGCGGCGGGCCCCAGGAGGAGATCGAACCATGGCAGTCCAGAAAATCCCCGTCGGCCTGGGTCAGTTGCTGTTCTGCGAGCAGAGCGCCTGGGACTCCGTTGACACCCCCAACGTGGCGCTCGAGGCGTTCGACATCAAGTGGACCCCGGGGCGCTCGATCCTGCCGATCGAGCCCGCGAGCGCGTACCCGTCCAGGGGCCCGAAGGCGGTCGCCGTCGGAGCGCAGGGAGGAACCCTGTCGTTCAAGACCATGCTCCGGGGTGGCAACGGTGCCGAGAGCAGCGCGTCGAAGCTGCTCAAGAACTGCGGCATGGGTCGTGCGATCAGCGCGGACCACGCCGCGGTAATCACGGCAGCCACGGCGAACACCCTGGTTGCCTTGACCGCCGGCTTCGCAGACATCGCCGTCGGCGAGTTCGTCTGCGTCAAGGGGTCCAGCACGGCCCAGCAGATCAGGATGGTCACGCGGGTGCAGGCGCTGACCCCGGACGGCACCCACAAGACCCTCACCGTGGCCCCGAACTTCACCGCCACCCCGATCCCGGGAGATGCCCTCTACGCCATCGACTCCTTCACCCCGAGCCAGGGCGAGCCGACGAAGTACCTGAGCTTCTATCTCTACATTGGCTCGAGCGCGACCGGGTATGCAGGCACCGGGCCTTACTACAAGTTGGTCAACTGCGCCGGCACCTGGAAGATCGGGGCGGTGGGACCGAACGCCCTGCCCTACATCGAGTGGACCTACATGGTGGACAACTGGGCCTACGTGGGCGCTGCCGCGCCGACCGTCACCGCCGACGCCTTCACCGCCGCGCACCCGCTCCTGGGCGACAAGTTCGTGGTCGATGGCGTGGCCTGCCACATCGCCAGCCTGTCCTTCGACCCGGGCATCAAGCTGCAGCCCTACGCTGCAACGGTCGGCACCCACGGGCGCCAGGGGTGGCTGTACTGCGGCAACGACCCGAAGCTGGAGTTCGTCCCTTACTACGACGACACCTGGATCTCCACCAGGTTCAGCGGCGGGGCGGTCTTCACGGCCCTCTTCGAGTCCGTCAAGTCC